AGAAAGTATAATACTAGGTTGTTGTATGCAAGTTCTGCTGGTGCATATAGTTGGTGGCAGAATCCCTACGCCATAACAAAGAAAGTAAATGAGATACAGGCTCCACCTAACAGTGTGGGTATGAGGTTCTTTAATGTATGGGCAGAGGAAGGAAGTAGAGATGATATGTTATATGAAATGTTGAAACAAGGAACTGCAAAATATATTACAAGACATAAGAGAGATTGGGTTCATGTATTGGATGTCGTCAGAGCGATTGCAACTTTGATTCCTAGTAGTTTTACAGGAACAATAGATGTAGGAACAGGACAGATGACTTCTGTAATAGACTTAGCCAATGCCATGGGTATGGGTCATCTTCCTATCAAGGAAGACACACCTAACGAACCTGATGAGTTGTGTGCAGATATCATGCCTCTCATGGAACTCGGTTGGTTTCCAACTGTTAACATTTTAGATACGGTCATTGCGAAAACGGTCAGTGTGTGATACACTAAATAAGGTGAAGTTTATTTCAAACTTGTATGGATAAGAAGACAGCACTAGTATTGGGTGCAGGCGGCTTCATAGGAAGTCACATGGTAAAGAGACTACGATCAGAAGGGTATTGGGTTCGTGGTGTAGATATTAAGTACCCCGACTTTACTGAGAGTGCTGCTGACGAATTCATTCAAGGTGACTTGAGAGAAGTAGGTTTAGTTGCAAGAGTATTAGATGTCGAAGGAGATTCCTTTGATGAGATCTATCAGTTTGCTGCGGACATGGGTGGAGCTGGTTACATCTTTACAGATGAACACTCTGCTGATATTATGCACAACTCTGCTTCAATCAATCTCAATGTATTGAACGAACAGGTTCAACTCAATAGACTACTTGGTGCAAATAAAACTAAGATATTCTATTCTAGTTCTGCGTGTATGTACCCAGAACATAATCAATTAGACCCTGAGAATCCTGATTGCCGTGAATCATCAGCATACCCAGCCAACCCAGACTCAGAGTATGGATGGGAGAAACTATTTTCCGAACGTCTCTACTTGGCATATAACCGTAACTATGATATTCCTGTCTGTGTTGCCCGTTATCACAATATATTTGGCCCCGAAGGAACATGGGACGGAGGAAAAGAAAAGGCTCCAGCAGCTATCTGCCGCAAGGTCGCACTACTCCCAGATGTGGGAGGAGCGATTGAGGTGTGGGGTGATGGCTTGCAGACAAGATCCTTCCTCTTCATCGACGAATGTATTGAAGCAACCAGAAGACTCATGGCTTCGACCTTCCAAGGCCCAGTAAATATTGGATCGGAAGAAATGGTTACTATCAATCAATTGGTAGAAACTGCTGCTAAAGTATCAGGTAAAGTTGTGACAAAGATGCACAAACTTGATGCACCTCTAGGTGTTCGTGGACGTAACTCAAACAACGATCTTGTAAGAGAGAAACTTGGATGGGATTATTCACAGACTCTTGAAGAAGGAATCGCCAAGACTTATGCTTGGATCTCTGAACAAATTAAATCTCGCCAACATGGCGTAGTTGACATTACATCAAAGGAACTAGAACATGCCAATAGTAACTGAGAAGATTATCAAACTTGATAAGGATGCAATCAAATCCTTAGATATTTCTCACCTCGCAGAACAATCACTTAATAAAAATGACTGGCTAACTGCTGGTCAAAGTGAGTATAGACTATATGCTTGGTTATCAACACAATTTAATAATACTACTATCTTAGATGTAGGAACAAGGACAGGCGGATCTGCTCTAGCACTTTCTTATAACGAAAAGAACAATGTTATAAGTTATGACCTAGTTGAGCAGGGCGCCTCTTCTGGTATTAGTAAGTCTAATGTTGAATTTAAGATTCAAGATTTTCGTGAAGATGAAACTCTAGACTATGATAACATTTCTATTATAATGATTGACGTTGATCCTCATGATGGCACAGCGGAAGAAGAAATGTTTGAATACCTAGAGGATAAAGGGTGGAAAGGACTAGTTCTACTTGATGATATTGGCCCGCAATGGCCAGAGATTGAAGACTTCTGGAATAGAATTACATTTCCTAAAATTAATGTAACAGAAGTTGGACACATGAGTGGAACAGGTCTAGTAAATTTTGATGAGAAACATTCTATTGATTGGCTCTGATGGAGGTTGTTATTACTAACATGGATTATGAGGATATGTATTACGAAACTAAGGCTCGTAAGGTTTTAGTATTAGGTTCAAGTGGACAAGTGGGAGCATATCTAAGTGAGTATCTTAGTAAGAATGGATACGAAGTCTTAGAGTTTGATATCGCTAATGATTCTAGTCAGGACATGACAGTGATTCCTAACGGTGAACTTGAAGCTAAGATATACATGGCAGATTTTGTTTACTTCCTTGCTTTTGATGTAGGTGGTTCACACTATCTTAAAAAATATCAACATACATTCAAGTTTATTGATAACAATACTAGACTTATGGCTAATGCTTTTGGTCTACTTGAAAAATACAATAAACCATTTATATTTGCATCATCTCAGATGAGTAATATGTCTTACTCTCCTTATGGTGTGATGAAAAGAGTTGGCGAATTATACACTAAATCTCTTAATGGTGTTATAGTAAAGTTTTGGAATGTTTATGGTATTGAAAAGGACATGGAAAAAGCACATGTTATTACAGATTTTATCCGAAAAGGTTTTGAATCTGGTAACATAGATATGATGACAGACGGAACTGAAGCAAGGGAATTTCTTTATGCAGAAGACTGTTGTGAAGCATTACATAAACTCATGGGATCATATGATGATCTCAGTTCTAACGATGAGCTTCATATTACTACTGGTAACTACACAACTATACTGGAAATTGCAGAGATCATTCAAAGATTGTTCTCTAACATCGGGAAAGAGATTATGATATCTCCAGCGAAGTCGAAAGACGAAGTTCAGAAAGATGCTAGGAATGTTCCAGACCCTTACATAAAAAAGTTTTGGAGATCTAAAACGTCTGTCAAACAAGGCATCACAAAAGTATTTGAGGAGATGAGAAAAGACTATGATTCCTGATGAAGAAACTGCCTTAATTAAACAGGCAATGCAAGCTGCCAAGAAGACTCCAAAGGGAATGGACTTTCCTCTCCTTGGCCCTGATCAAAAGTTTCCAATTAATCTATATTGTAATGATTCTCTAGAACCATCTACATCAGCTAACAATAGATCTGTATATACAAGATGGATTCGTAATGGAACTGGTCTTGTAAATTTATATGTGAATGGAGAGGCACTAAAAGTTTTAGAAGATGATTCTGATAAACCAAAATTTATTTGGTTGTTAGAGTCTAGAGAAATTATTCCAGATCAATACAAATTTATAGAAGATAATTATGATTTTGTTGCTAGTCGTGTTGATGGGATCTTTACTGCTGATCAACGACTCACGCATGAGGTTGGCCCTGATGGTAAATTTCTTTATTGTTTGTCTAATGCTGCTCCTTGGGTTATGGATAGAGACATCTATACTAAATCCAAACTCGTATCAATGATCGCATCTAATAAGGGATATACAGAGGGCCATCGCCGTAGACTTAAAGTTGTTCAAGCATATGTTGATAAGTTTGGACAGGATGATCTCTATGGTTGGGGACTAACACATGAACTGCCATTAAAAGAGAAGTCAAGAGGGCTTCGTGAGTATATGTTCTCCTTTGCTTGTGAGAACGCAAACTATCCAACATACTTCACTGAGAAGTTGACAGATTGTTTTGCATGTGGTACTATCCCAGTATACTACGGAACCGCTGGAGTTGCTCAGTATTTTGATGCAGATGGAATTATATTCCTAGATCAAAATTCTCCTTGGGAAAATATCCCTTGGGATAAATTAACACCAGAGTATTACGAGTCCAAGAAAGATGTAATTAAAGAAAACTTCGAGATCGCTAAGTCTATGAGAGTCGCTGAAGATTACATGTATGGAAATTATCTCTATCAACTAGACCCACTTAGAAATCAAAAACCTAAAGTATCATGAGTGAAATCATTGACGTATCTGCCACTGCTGTTCAAGATGACCGTAGTGGATGGCAAGCAGAAGATCAAATTGCTGTAGAATATCTAGAAGCATGTAAAGAGGCTGTTGCATCTGATACTGCCTTCGCTAACTTCAAATCTAATCCCAAGTACAAAACTATCCTAGAACATGTACTCAAGGATCAAGGACAAGCATATCTAAACATCTGTAAAGATATGAATGAGGATGCAGTATGGGAAAACATAGAGGCATTTAAAGAGAATGATTCTATAGGTAATCCAGAGTTGTATCCATATCCAGGCATGCAGGGTACAATATCTCCCACTACTCTAAGGTATATGAAGAATACTTTTGAGATGGCACTCATGCTTGATGGTGCAGAAGTTAGTAAGGTCGTAGAAGTAGGTGGTGGGTACGGTGGATTATGTAGAGTGTTGAGTAAAGTGTGTGAGTTTGATGA